AAAGAACTTGGGGAATGCCAAAACCGCCTGAGGAAGGAACACCGGCCTCAAGAGCCTTGGAAACGTAGCCGCCGATTTCTTTGTCGTCGCCGTACATTTTCTTGCTCAGGAAGGCCATCTTGTCGACCGAGCCACCAGACTGGCCAAACAGGTTGATCAGTTTGCCGAGCTTGATGACTGCGGGCTCTTCTTTGTAACCCTTGTGTACCGCTTCGGCGTGCGAAGCGTCAAAAACCTCTTGGAACTCGGCCCTCAGAGCCGACTTCTTTTCGTTGAGCTTGCTATCAATTTTTGCGTCAAGCTCGTCCATAGTCAAAGCACCCATTGTGTGCCTCCTTTTTTTTGTAGGACGATCTAGGAGTTCTTCTCCACGATCTCGATAAAATCCTTTGCTGGTTGCTGCTCGTTTACGTTCGAGCCGATCTCTTGGCCAACAACCGGGTTTCCGGTCTTGTCGTCGGCCGGCATATTTCCCATACCGTCGGCCATGTAAGTGTCCGGTTCGCCCATATCAATGAAACCGCGCAGCGTTGTGCAGGCTTTCATCATGTCAGAATGTAGCATATCCAACATGGCTTTCGATTCCATGGACAATCGGCGGTTGCCTTTTTCAGTAAGTTTCTCGGTCATAGTGGTGACTCCTTTAATAATCGCATCACCAAAACTGGCGGCGCGGAGGATGGCAATGGCGTTTGGGTTGGCGGGTACTGGAACCAGCGAAACTTCCATCAATTCCTGCTTTTTGAAATCGTAGCCGGTCGAAGTGGTTTCGTAGTCGATGCCACGAAAGCCGACCGAAACCGTGTTGAGGATACCGGCCTTGGCAAGGTTGTAGATGGCATCAACCTTAAGAGCGTGTTCCGAAGGGTGATCCGGGTCGCTGGAAAGCTCGGCAATGGTGGGGAACTTTACGTCAAAGAGAAGTTGCTTGGCTCGCCGGTCAATGGTTACCACAGATCGACCGATAGGAAGGTCGCGCTGGTCGTGACCGTAAAGCACGACAGGGTTTTTGGTGTAGGCCGCCAAGTCCCAGCCGTCAACTGCAATAGTGTCGCCGTCGCGGTCTACCGATTCGTCGGAACCGACAAAGCGAATGATCCGCGAGTTGGTTGAGGAATCTTTGGAGGTAACCAAAAAGTTCTTGGTCGCGTTCATGGTTTGCATAATGCCTCTCTTTTTGCTTAACCGTCAATAACCGGCAATATGGTGCAACGGCAATTAATCACGTTGCCCGCGTCGCCTCTTGGGTCGCCAGGGTATTCAAGCTGCTGGCCGCCAACGGTAAATGCGTCGTTGATTGCAACAACCTGAGCGTCGGCGTCAAGGTGATCTGGCCTGGTGCGCTCATCTTGCGTGGCCGTCCATTCTTTTTGCTTTACGCCTTCAGACTCATAGACAACCTGTTGCCCAAAGTTAACGCTGGTCATGGTTTCGGTTCTGGCAATCATGGTGGCGCGGTAACTGCTCATATCCTCATAAACTCCAGCGGTAACATCTAGCATCCGCTGAGAAAGGGGGGCAATCTCTTGCCCGCTGATTCCAACCCCGACACCTTCACCTGCACCAATTCCAAGGGCGACCTGTTCGGCCATCTTTTTTCTTAACGCATCGTAGGTGGTCTCGTTGATCTCTTTGGCCTTTTTAAGGCCGTGCAATTTGACCCAAGCATCAAACTCTTTGTTGTAAAGAGTAAAAGACGGTGCCACCTTTTTAGACAGTACGTTTCTTCCAAGCTCGGCACCGTCGGTCATTGAGGCCAACCAAGCCGGGGCCAAAGCGTGAAGCAAAGCCTCATCGGCACCTGAGAACGCGGTATCAAGTGCTTTCTGATAGGCTTCTGGGTTCTTGGCCAATTCCTTGTTGAGGCGGGCCTGCTGGGTGGCCGAATAGGTTCTGATTCTTGATCGGAACATCCCTTCGCCTTGAGTGGCCTTTGAATCTGCAGCTTTCCAGTGTCCAAGTTTGCGGGGGGTTCCGACGGTGGCAGACTTTGCGGGAGCCGGTGCCGGTTGATCCGCATCTGCGACTTCAACAAAAGGCTCAACAGTTTCGGTTGATTCTGCGGGAGCCGGAACTACCAATGGCTGTTCGGGTGCTGGCTTTACGCCTCCCTTGGGAACTTCGGCCAAAGAATAGGGAATAAGATAAACTTCATCACCGGCTTCGACAGGGTAGCCCATGGCTTTTTTCCAGTCAGCTCGGGTAAGAGCGCCGCGAGCCAGGCCCTCATTAACCTTGGTTAAAGTGAACTGCTCATCTTCTGGGATCTGAAACTTAAACCTCATGACAAGCCGGTTGTCAAAGTCAACCGAAACAAGCTGCCGATTTATTGCCCGCTCGTAAAAGCCAAGTCGCTTGGAAATAACGTTTTTGCTGAAAAGGTAGTAGGCCGAGTCAATGGTCGAACGGTTGCTGGATTCCAAAATGCCGAACATTTCCGGCGGTATGGCGTAGTGCTGCAGGAATACGTCGCGCATCCATTTGCGGGATTGAACGAAGTCCATCTCCCGCATTGAGTCGGCGAGCTTAATGATCTGAAGGTTTTCAGAGTTGGTAAAAGCTGGCTTGCGCGCATTGAGCCAACCGCCAAGGCGCTGGCTCCAAGAGTCGCGCATACGCTCAAGGTCGCTGGTCTGAACGCCGGGCAGGTTGGCCCAGAATGGCGGGGTAGCGTCGTTGTAAAAGTAGTTCTTCTGCCACTTTTCGGCCATCTCGTCGGAATCCAGTTCCCCGCCGACTGCTTCAGTTCTTCCCCGGCCTCTTCCGTAAGGGTCGGTAATGTCGGGTTGCTTGAACCAGACCACATCTTCGGGTGCGACTTGCAGCGTTTTACCGGCAGTAGTTCCGAAAGGTTGAAACAGGAATCGGGGGTTGGCACTGGTTGGGGTGAGGATACACCAGGCCGGTGGCATCGGAAGAAGCTCGACTACCTTTCTGCCGTCGCGGATTTTGATCCAAAAGCACTCACCCAGAAGCTCGACCAAGACCACCGTGATGTATTTGAGAGCGTACTCATCCAGTTCGGGAAACATCGGGGTCGGGTTGTCCATGAGGTCGTAGAAAGGGTGATCGGCTGCCGGAATTGCTTTCGGGTCACGCCTAAGTTGGATGCGGTCAAATATTTCTATCGGCGCGCCTGCAATGGTTGAGGCGATCAGTTCAACCGGATCAAGACGCGGGGACTGGTGGAAAAGCTGCGGAAGCCGGGTCGTTTCCGAGCGTGGCGCTTGGCTCCAAGTGCGGTTTAGAGTTGCGTTTGGGTTGACGGCCTTGCCGAATAACCGATCAAGCAGACTCATGCGCGTTTACCAACAAAAATATCTAGGTCGTGAATCGCTTCTCCCAGGTCTTCGCCGGTCAAAGAATCGTTGCCGGTGCGAATGGCCGCGCGGTCAAGAATAGTCTGGACAAGCGCCTCTTCCTCTACCTGCTCAAGAACTAGACCGCCGGGCTGGTTGAGCCACGCGCAAGTCGCATAGTCTTCCGCTTGATAGGCTCCAGCGTGAAGAACCATGATATGATCCGTTGTGTCGCGCTCAAGCTGCTGGTATCTGGTCAAAAGATCAAAGAAGCCGGTTGGCGGTGTGGTGAGCATTATTGACTCAGGAATCAACTGGGCGTTGCGGTCGGAAATGTAAGCCAGAACCTTGGCAGCGTGACCACGCTCGCCGTCAGCCTGCGACTTCATGAGCTTTTCGGTTCCTGTCAGTCCGTTGTCGGCTGCCCAAGAAGAAAAAAGGTCATAAACCAGCGAGTTGGAAACTTCTCGCGCATACTGCTGCGAAAGCAAAACAAGAACATTGCTTGACAATATCATCGGGGCCCTCCCGTTCTGGTTGATAATGCTAACCTATTCAATCATTTGTCAAGGATACATAAAAAAACCGGCTCAGGCAGGGGGGCCACCTGAGCCGGGAAAAGGCAAGAGGCCTTTTATTTTGTCCGGGGAGGATTGCCGGGCTTGATCACTTTAGCCGTCTTGGATACCGGGAACAGGTCGCCCGAACATACATGAGAGGGAAAGTGGTTGTTGCAAAGTTTCTCCCCGCATTTAACGCACTTGTGAATGGCTGGAAACTCGCAGTGACAAAATCCTGAAACTATCATTTTGCCCTCCTTGGGCTTTATAGCACAAAGCCGAACGAATGAACCAGCGGTGAGGTTTCGATAATGCCGGTCAGCGCGTCGGCAGCATCGTCGTGAGAGTTGGAACGAAAGACCTTTCGAAACTCTAGGATATGCCTGGAAAACTCGGGCCATCGCGTACGCCAGCCTCTGGGGAATAGAACCGATTGCCGGGCTTGGCTGGAGTTGGTGATGATTCTGGCCTCTTTGTTTTTGGTCTGGGTAAACCATCTAACCTTGACCTGGCTTCGATCAGCCTCAAGTTGCCTTTGGACTGCTCGGGCAAATGCGCGACCGCCGGCGTTAGACTCGACGTGCGCGGTGTCGATCAGGTTGCGCTTGAACAAGTCGGCGCTCAACGGCTCGGTGATCTCTTGGCCGTCTTGGGTGTAAAGAATGTCAACAATGTATATTTTACCTGCACCGAAAACCGCGCAAATGGCACAAAGGTAATCTTTTCCTTCGTCTGCCGTGTCGACATATGCCCACCGGCTGCTGATCACGTCGGGGAGGTTATCGTATTCCAAGAACCCGCCTTCATAAAGCAAGCCTTTGGACGGCTTGGGGTCGCCTTGATAGAGAGAGTCAAAGACTTCTGGGTCTTGGGTTTTCTTTTCCAGCAGCCGCGCTGCTGAGTGCCGGTCGGGCCAAAGCGCTTCCCCAGGTTCACGCGGGTCAAGGTCGATGGCTGGGCCATCCTTGATCGCCGGAAAATTGAGTTTGAGCCAGCGCGATGAATCCGCGTCTTCAAGTTGCGCCCGGTCGGTTAACTCATCAACCAGGCCTTGAGACTCAAGCCAGCCTACCAAATCCTCTTGATGCCAGCGGGTAAACACAATTAATTGGTGCGAGTCGTTGTGCAATCGGGTTTCGGCCACGGTCTTGT